ACCTTCGGAGCCTACTCCTCCGGAACCGCCGGTAACAGATCCAACTCCGACGCCTACGCCGGATGAAACCCTTGCTAAAGAGATGCGAGCTTGGTTGACGGTGAAGCAACTCTGAGCGCCAACTCACAAGAGATTGAAGGAGGTGACACATGGTTTCATTCACGCAACGTGTGAGGGGCGCATGGAATGCGTTCACAAGCGCGGAAGAGGACCCTTACTTGCAGTATCCTCGAGACCCAGGATTTTACGGCGGGTATATTGGGGTCCGACCTGATCGCACTCGTCTTCGCGTCACCAATGAGCGCTCGATCATCTCTTCAATCTATACTCGGATGAGTATTGATATCGCCTCGGTGGAGATTCGACATACTCGACATGATGACTCAGATCGTTATCTCTCGGATATTGATAGCGGGCTAAATGATTGTCTAACCGTCGAAGCTAATCTGGATCAGGCAGCTCGAGCTTTTCGGCAAGACATTGTTCTGACGCTCTTCGACAAGGGCGTTGCTGCGATTGTACCGGTAGATACAACCGTTGACCCTCGCGTATCCGGAAGTTTCGATATTCGTACAATGCGAGTTGGCGAAATTACTCAGTGGTACCCGAATCATGTCCGGGTAAATCTTTACAATGAGAAAGTCGGATACCGGCAAGAGATTCTGCTCGAGAAGCGAAGTATCGCGATCGTCGAGAATCCGCTTTATTCCGTGATGAATGAACCGAATTCAACTTTGCAGCGACTTATTCGTAAGCTTAATCTATTGGACTCGGTTGATGAGGCTTCAAGTTCCGGAAAGCTTGATCTGATTATCCAGCTTCCTTATGTGGTTAAGTCTGAGGCTCGTCGTCAGCAAGCAGAACAACGCCGCAAGGACATTGAATTTCAGCTCAAGGGTAGTCAGTACGGCATTGCCTACACCGATGGTAGCGAGAAGGTAACGCAGCTTAACCGTCCGGCCGAGAACAACTTGTTGGAACAGATTACTACGCTTACGAATTTGTTGTATGTGCAGCTCGGTTTGACTCCTGAAGTAATGAATGGTACAGCTAATGAAGCGGCCATGCTGAATTACAATAATCGTACGATTGAGCCGGTAATGGGGGCCATTGTCGAAGCTATGAAACGTAATTTCCTGACAAAGACCGCTCGTACTCAAGGTCAGTCGATCGATTACTTCCGTAATCCGTTCAAGCTTGTTCCGATGTCTGATCTGGCTGAGATGGTTGACAAGTTCACTCGTAACGAGGTTCTAACTTCGAACGAGATCCGTCAGTTCATTGGTGTCAAGCCGTCCAACGACCCTAAGGCTGATCAGCTGATCAACAGCAACATGCCTCAGGGTGATACTGGTGTTCCTATTCCCGGTTCCGATACTGTTAAGGAATCACCGCCAGTTGTACCAGATGCGCCGCCTCAAGTTGACAATCCAACAGATACAACTGACGCAGCGTTCAGCGTTTTCGGTGATGAGTCTGATGACACCGTTATTCCGCTGAAAAAGGAGATGGTCACGAAAACTAATCTCAGAGAAGCTGTTGCAAGGCAGCTCCAACATGCAGCAGCTAGGAAGAACGGCTAATCGGCCGTTACTCACACCGAAAGGAGACAGTCAAAATGGAACCGGATTTCAGCGGTTACGTTACCAAGGCTGGCCTCAAGTGCTCAGACGGCCGAACCATCACGCCTGAAGCGTTCAAGCATCAGGACAAGATGACCGTTCCGCTTGTTTGGCAGCATGGGCATGACAGTGCCGAGAATGTTCTTGGCCATGTCGAGCTCGAGGCTCGCGAAGATGGTATCTATGGCTACGGCTACTTCAACGATACCAAGCAGGGCGAGAACGGTCGTAAGCTCGTTCAGCACAAGGACATCAATAAGATGTCGATTTACGCTAACGAGCTGGTCGAGAAGGCCAAGACCGTTCTGCATGGCGCAATTCGTGAGGTCAGTCTGGTACTTGCAGGGGCCAATCCGGGCGCGGTGATTGACTATGTTCGGGTTGCTCACGCTGACGGCTCTATTGATATTGCTGAGGATGAGGCCATTATTTACACCGGCCTCGAGCTCGAGCACGAGTCGAAGCCAGATGTTGTTGTGCTTGACGACTCGGTCCAGCACGCTAACAGCCAGAGCGATAGCTCGAACACCAGCGATGATGGGGAACTTACTGCCCAGGAAGTCTACGACTCCATGTCGCAGGCGCAGAAGGACCTCGTGAACTACATGATCGCCACGGCACTTGAAGAGGCCGGGGTGGGGAGTGCTGCACAGTCGGCGCTTGGTCCTGACGCCAAGCCGCAGGAAGTGTATGACGCTTTTACGGATCAGCAGAAGTCGGTCGTTCACTCCATGATCGAAACGGCCAAGGAAACGGCCAAGACCGAAGCAATCGCCGAGCACTCGGCTCTCAACAAGGAAGGTACTACTGTGAACGTTTTCGAGCAGCAGGGTAAGGACTCGGCGAGTCTGCGTCACGCCGCCATGGCGGACGCCCGGTCGAAGCTGACCCCGGAGCGTATCAAGACCATCATGGACGACGGTGAGCGGCTCGGTTCGCTCAAGGAGTCGTTCCTGGCGCACGCTGGCGACTATGGTATCGACAACATCGATCTGTTGTTTCCCGATGCCACGCTCGACTCGAACGGCGTCAGCATCATCTCGCGGCGGATGGAGTGGGTTCAGAACGTTCTGACCAACACCAAGCACTCGCCGTTCTCGCGGGTCAAGTCGCTTGCGGCTGACATCACCGCTGATGAGGCTCGTGCCCGGGGTTACGTCAAGGGTAACCTCAAGAAGGACGAGGTCATCAAGATGCTTCGGCGCATTACCACGCCGAAGACGATCTACAAGAAGCAGAAGCTGGATCGGGACGACATCGTCGACATCACCGAGCTCGATATCGTGGCTTGGCTCAAGGCCGAAATGCGAATCATGCTCGATGAGGAAATTGCACGTGCCGTGCTGGTTGGTGACAACCGCCCGGCAGATGACGAGGACAAGATCGACGAGGATTCGATTCGTCCGGTCGCCTACGACATCGACATGTACACCACTCGCGTGGATCTGGCTGTCGATATTTCGCCAACGGATCTGGTCGACGCGATCGTCAACGCTCTGGATGGCTACAAGGGCACCGGTACGCCGACGCTCTACACCACTCAGAAGCGGCTCACCTCGATGCTGCTGGCCAAGGACACGCTCGGTCGTCGTCTCTATGCGACCAAGGCTGACCTGGCTGGGGCGTTGCTGGTTCGCGACATCGTTGCTGTCGAGGCAATGGAGCAGGACTCTGACCTCGTCGGTGTCATCGTCAACCTGCAGGACTACACCATCGGTGCAGATTCCGGCGGTAACGTGGCGATGTTCGATGACTTCGACATCGACTACAACCAGCAGAAGTACCTGATCGAGACTCGCATTTCAGGTGCGCTCACCAAGCCGAAGTCGGCTGTTGCACTGTTCGTCAACTCGGGTCGTATCGTCACCCCGACGGCTCCGACCTTCGTTGCGGCTACTGGTGTGCTGACGATTCCGGCGCAGACTGGCGTTTCCTACCAGAACGCTGACACGGGTGTTACCTTCGCGACTGGCGATCAGCCGGCTATCGCTCCGGGAGCCACCGTTGACGTTGTGGCAACGCCGGTCGACGGCTACGGCTTCACTCACGACTCTGAGGACGAGTGGGCTTTCACGCGTGACGCCTGAGGAGATCGCGTTACCCCATTGATAGAGGAGTCCACCTAAGTCATGGCAAGGTTCTACGGTGAAGTTGGTTACGGAACTACCGTGGAACAGCCCGCTGGATCTGGCGTTTGGGTCGATGATATTACCGAAAGACCATATTACGGCGACATCGTTCGAAACACGCGCCAGCTCCGCGAGGCTGATAAGATCAATGACGATATTTTCGTAAACAACTCAATAAGCATCGTTGCAGATCCGTATGCCTATGAGAACATATTTGCCATGCGATATGTCCGGTGGATGGGGACGCTTTGGATCATCTCCAATGTTGATGTAGAGCGTCCCCGTATCCTCCTCACGTTAGGAGGTGTATACAATGGCCCCTCGGTTGGAGCTTCAGGAGATTCTGAAGGGAATTCTGGGGAGTGATAGTGTATATTTCCAGCCGCCATCGAATGTGCAAATGAAGTATCCCTGTATTGTCTACAACAGAGATGCAGAAGATGCTAAGTTCGCTGACAACGGATCCTACCTCCGAACGAAAAGGTATCAGGTCACGGTTATTGATCGGAATCCTGATAGCGATATCCCCGACAAAGTCGCGAATCTGCCGTTGTGTAGTTTCGCGCAGTATTTCGTGATCGATAACCTCCATCACGACGTGTTCAGCCTCTACTTCTGAAAGGAAAGTCATGACGAAGCTCGCTTGGGATACTGTCGGCGAACGTGAGTTTGAGACGGGCGTTGACCATGGTGTCCTTTACCTTGCAAATGGGGGTGTGTACGACGAAGGTTACGCCTGGAACGGTCTGACGACTGTTACGGAGTCGCCGGACGGTGCCGCTTCCACCCCGCAGTATGCGGATAACATCATTTACTTGAACCTCATCTCCGCCGAGACTTTCGGTGGCACTATCGAGGCTTTCACGTATCCTGATGAGTTCGCTGAGTGTGACGGTACGTTGGTACCGAGTCCGGGTGTGACGGTGGGTCAGCAGACTCGTCGTCAGTTCGGCCTCTCCTACCGGACCAAGCTCGGGAATGACCAGAATCCGGATGCGGGTTACAAGCTGCATCTCGTGTACGGTGCGAATGCTGCTCCGTCGGAGAAGGCATATGCGACGGTTAATGACTCGCCAGCTGCGCTTTCGTTCTCGTGGGATTTCACGACCACCCCAGTCGCGGTTACCACAGAGATCGGCGGCGTAACGCCGCGTCCGACGGCGATCTTGACGATCGACTCCACCAAAGTTCCGGCAGCCAATCTGCAGGCGCTCGAGGATGCTCTCTATGGAACGGCGGGTGCGGATCCCCGGCTTCCGTCTCCGGATGAGGTCATCGGTATGTTCACTGGCGCGGTCACTGAGGCCACGCCGACGGAACCGACGTTTACCCCGGCTACTGGTGCAATCGTCATTCCGACGGTTACTGGTGTGCAGTACCGTCGTGCGGACACCAATGCGGTGGTCACCGGTACGGTTACTATCACGAATTCCGGTGACTCGCTGATCATCTATGCTGTTCCGACTGCTGGGTACGAATTCCCCGATGATGTCGACACTGACTGGCAGTTCACCAGGGCTTGAGGAGATCTCGTTTCCCTAGTGATTGAAGAACCGATTTAGAAAGGAGGACCAGAGAGTGCTTACTATCTACATTCGAGACGACGAAGTCTTTGATGAAGCTACTAACGAATTTGTTGAAGGCCCAGTTATCGCTGAGCTGCAACTCGAGCACTCTCTGGTCTCACTTTCAAAATGGGAGCAAAAATTTGAGAAGCCGTTTCTCGGAGCCGGAGAGAAGTCTGACGACGAAGTCCTAGCCTACATTGAAGCTATGATTCTCGATCCCAATTTTTCTCCGGAGGTTTTTTCCAAACTCTCCCAGAACAACATTAATCAGATCAATGATTATATCAACGCATCCAGCACTGCAACTTGGTTCAGTAACGATTCAACGACACCGAGATCTCGAGAAGTAATCACCTCCGAGTTGATTTACTATTGGATGATTTCGTTCAACATCCCGTTCGAATGTCAGTACTGGCATCTGAATCGGTTGTTCACGTTGATTCGTGTCTGTAACGTCAAGAACCAGAAACCGAGAAAGATGTCTCGGGCAGAGCAGGCTGCGCAAATGCGCAAGCTCAATGCCGAGCGAAAGGTACGTCTTGGCACTACGGGATAGGAAGGAGGATCGATGACGAAGCTACTATGGGATCAATCGGGTGAACGACGATATGAAGCCGGATGTGATCGTGGTGTACTCTATCTGCCCGACCAGACTGCGGTTGTCTGGAACGGTCTGACTTCCGTCGAAGAGGATTTCAGTGATACGACAGTCGAGGAGTACTATCTCGATGGTGTCAAGTATCTGAACCGACGAGTGCCCGGAGACTATGCCGGTACTCTCAAAGCTCTCACCTATCCTGACGAATTCATGCAGTTTGATGGTGTTCAGGAGTACGAACCAGGGATTCTGGTTGGTGAACAACCGGTTAACAAAACGTTCGGTCTCTCCTATCGCACAAAGATCGGGGACGACCTGAACGGTGTCGATGCTGGTTCGAAGATTCATCTGCTATATAACCTAACGGCTTTGCCCGACACGAGATCATTT